GTGCTTTTCGGCTCACTCGTCGTCCTCGTCTTCGTCTTCTTGCGGCATCTGGTCCCAGTTCGGGCCGGGGACAAAACTGCCGTCGGGGTTGTAACCTGTGATGATGCCCGCGTCGTACAGAGGGAAATCCTCCGGGCTGATCCCAGCCGTCACCCTGCGGGCTGCGTGCTGTGCCCCTCTGGCTTGCTCGGGGGTCATAGCCGCCCGCTGAAGGCACTCCTCGTCTTCCGGCTCGGCGATCCCCATACGTACCAACATGTAGGAATCAGGCCGCGACACAATGGCTCCGAGTTTCCAGAACCGCACCGGCTCCATCTGCCCGTTTCGCCACGTATCGACCATGACGGTCTGCGCCTGCTCGTCCTCAGACAGCACAGCAGAGGGGCTGATCTCGATGTCTTCGCGAATGATCTTGGCTTGCATCAGCTAGGCCACCCCGGATCGCCGGTCACGGTGTAGGTGAGCGATGCTTTCAAGCCGTCATCCATCGCGACGGTCGCCCCGAACTCCACGCCAGCCGAGGTAAACGCCTGATTGGTTGCAGCCGTGTCGGCATAGATGATCTTCATCGCGTTCGTTGCAGGTGTCGCGATCAGGTCGGTAACCGCCTGATGTCCTGCCAACGCCGGATCATAGAAGATCTCAGCAGACACCTGCCCGGGGTTTGAATACCCCGTTGGAGCGAATGTCTTGTAGGTGCCGCCGTCAAGGGTCGTAGACTCGAATGTCTCAGACCCGCTACCGCTGTGCTCAATCGAAAGGATCTGCGCGATGTCGACAAGACTCGCGGCAACCGTGTGCTGAAGTTTCGTACCCTTGGACTTCACAATCGCCATGAATGCACCTCCTAAGTGTGCTGAATCGAGAACTGAAGACTTCGCACGTAGTGGCGTTGATCTCGCCCATCGCCGGTGAAGACCACGTCATCCCGTGCATTTTCCCAGAGGACTGCGTTGATCGTGTCTGATGCCCCGGCTGCCCCCACGTAGTCGCGTAGGAACGTGTCCACGGCAGCAGCCAACGCAATCGATGCAGGCCGGTTGCTTGCGTAACAATCGATGTCCAACTCAGTCTTTCGCAGCGTGCCTCCGGTGCCGTCGAGTCGCTTGTATGGATCGTGACCGGTCTGCGTGATGATCACGTAAGGGGGCTTCACGCCTTCCGCCGGGTTGTCCAAAAACACCGCGTCAAACACCACACCACCGACAGTCTGCGACGGTGCCAGAGTCGTGATTGTCGACTGCGCGAGTAGCAGCGTGCGAAGCCCGATCTCAATGGCCATCACTTTGCCTGTTGCTTTGTGATGTCTTTAATGAGCCTCTTCCACACGGCTTTTTCCATCGCCGTGACTCCCGATCGCTGTTTTGCCTTGACGCCATGCGTGACAGCATCCCCTAGAATTGCTGGCATCTTGCCTGTGCTCCAGTTCGTCACTTCCCGCAGGCTCGTGCCAACATACATGCGGGTCTTTTTCACCACTCGATCTTGTGTGCCAATCGCTGCCCACATGACATTACGCGCTCCCAGCCCCACACCCTTGGGCTTGCCTGCCTTGGTGACATTCTTCCCGCTACGTTTCGGTTGTTTTCGCTTGAATGCGCCCGCGACCGAAAACCCAGCCTTAGCACCTTGTTTCCGCGCCTTGGCCTTGGTTAGGCCGCTTCCGACCAGTCGTTGTAAATTCTTCAGGTCGGCTGGAATGTGATGCTTAATGCCAACCGCAAACTCTTTGACACACGCACGCAAGCCGGCCTGAATGGCGGCTCGCGTTCGCTTGTCGGCAAGATTCAGCAGTGCGGCTTTTAGGCGTTCATCACCAGTCAGTTCCAGAACCGCAGTTTTGAACAAGCCGGTACGCTGGGCCGACCTCTCGCGCCGCATCCGTGCCATCCCTGGGCGTGCTGGCTTAGCCATCCTGCGCCACCTCCACGGCCGGAAACCGCACCATCTCGTCGCCCTCGTCCACGTCCAGCGGGGGGCCGCTGATGTTAAAAATCCTGTCGCCCATTCGCAGCCGCTGCTTGACGGTGAATGCCTTGCTCTGCGGGTCTGATCGCATCGTGATTTGATGCGTGATGTCCGCCGCGACTTCGACGCCACGAAAGAATTCCCGACTCCCACGGGTGGCCATCTCGCACCACCGCACGGCGAACGTGACCCAGTTCCCCGCTGTCGTTTCGTCGATCTGTCCCGCCCCGTTGACCGAGGCCGACAGCCGTTGCACCTCGACCCGCTTTGACAGTTTCCCCGCCCTCATGCGTAGTTTCCCCACTTCAGCCGATCAGTGAGGGCCGTGTAAGAGAGTTCGATTTCCTTCGATATTGTTCCCGTCAACACGGCTTCGCGATTCTCGACCCAATGACTGGCCAGCAACAACATCGCCTGCTTCGCGTCGTCTGGCACAGCACTGGCGGCACCGTATCCCGCCTGAATTGTCACAGCGACAGCGTTGAACCGGTCGTAGGTCGTGGGCCATGTCTGGCCAAACGCGGGCCGAATCAAGATCGGCTCCGCGTACAGATCCGTTTCGTAGGTTGCCGATGCCAGAGTCTGAAGGGTGTTGTTTGCGTCGTAATACTGAATCGAAGTGATGCTCTGGATCGGCAGCACCTCCGGGACAATGTACGTCGGCAGGTAGTCGAGATTGAGGACGACGGTCTGCGCGCAGAGTTTTCGCCGCGTGTCTTTCTCGACCATGATACGGGCCGTCTTGATCAGTCCGGCAAGCCGCTCGTCTTCGTGGCCGTGGTCAATCCTCGCGTGCTCTTTCAGTTCGGCCACGCTGACCGGCTCGACCGTCGGTTGGACGCTCACGCGCACAGAAGAGCGAACGCTCTGCATCGACTCCAACGGTCTCGCACGGTCCCACGGCATGGCTTATCGCCCTCTGTTCTGACGACGGACCGCCCGCTCGTAATGCGGGACAGCCGTAGTCTGTTCGATCTGTTCCAACGCGGGCTTGGCAATCCTCCGCCTGATGAGTAGGTTGGCCACCCCATCAGGCGGATCGATTGTCTTACCCGCCCGGAATCCCTTCCAAGTTGTGAGGAGTTCCACGCGCATTAGGTGGGCAGCCTCACGATGTTGCCGAACCCACGCTCGGCCGCAGTGACCGGTGTGTCCGTCGCCCGCGACAGCAACGCGAATGCTGTCGCAAAGGTTCCGGTAGACCCATCACCACACGTGGCGACAAGGTCGAAGTAGCGTTTGCGGCCTCGCAAATCGACCTCGAATTTGAAGCACTTGTTGTCGTCGGTCGCAGTCGGCAGTGCCGCAGTGGTTCCCGCGATGCTGACCGAAGTGCCGTAGACCAGGCCGGTAACATCCGCGAAGCTGCTGTCTGTATCCGACTCCTGAAGCTTCAGGGCAGTCATCGCAATGTCGGTGGCCCCAAGGTACACGAACACTTCCAAGTATTCGTACCCCAACGTGTCGATGCTCGCCGTGGTCAGACTGGCATTGTCGACGATGGCAGCCGGGGGAGTGACCGACACCCACTTGGTATTCTGTGCATGAATCATGAATCAGGCTCCTTACGAACCGGGGGTCTTCAGCATGATCACGGGACCGGCAACGCTCGCCGTACCCTTTTCATGCACATTGATGTCAAAACGCTCGGTGCCACGGATCGCGAGTTGATCGAATTCAAAATATCGCGAACTATCGACGGCGATCGAGATGCCACGCCGTGAACCCATCGAGGCCGCCAGATCGAGATTGCCGAGGTAGGCAATACCGTCCGTTGAAGTCTGGGCCGTGGTCGTGGAATTCATCACCTGCACGATTTCCACCGGGAACCCGAGGAATTGCAGGGGGGCACCGCCAGCGATCTGGGCCACGGTGTTACCGCCAGCCGCCTCCGCCAGCCGCAGCATGGAGTTGGCCCAACCCACCCGGCTGATGTACCACCGCGCGCCGTTGACGGCGAACTGAGGCAGCTTGCCCACCATCGCTTCGAAATCCTCAAGATCGAGGGTTGAAAACGCGGTGTTGCCGGTGATGGCAGTGACTTCGCTGCCGTCGCCCAGGGCGTTCTTCAGGCCGACGATCCCGCCGTAAGTGCTGGTGCCGTCACCGTTGAACAAGCATTCGTCCTCCTTGTCGGCGAACGCGTAGGCGATCTCCTGCGCCAGATCGTCGGCAATCGAAATGACCGAGTCCTCCGACAATTCGCTGGAGTACTTGGTCAAGACCGCCAGCTTGCGGGCCGTCAGACTGACCGTGTCCCAGCCCTTGTCGCTGGCCGTGATCTCGGCATTCTCGGAGACGAAATACGCGGTCACGCCGGATTGTCGCCGGGGGACAATCAAGGTGTCGGACTGCATCGGGCGGATGCGCAGCACCCGACGGGCGACCCCACGCTCTTCCCGCAGATCGATGATTGCGGTCTCCATCTGCTCGGGGACAAGGAAGCCGCCGAGATTGTTGCTCGTGGTCTGCAAAGCTCGGGTCTCGATGCCGTTGTCAGCACACCACTGGGCCGCCCGCTGGTCCCCGCCGAGGATCGCCAGACACCATTGCCCGGCCGCATAGGCTCGGTCCTGCGCATCGGGACCACGGAAGGACCGCAGCGACCCGAACCGCCGCAGAGTCCTAACTTCTGGCTTGGGGGCAGGGGCCACAATCCCAGGGGCAGGGGTGGGAGCACTCCGACGCCCTTCGCTGGCCGCAAGCGCGGCCTTCTCCTGGATCAGCTTGTTGTATCGGGCTTCCTCAGCACCGGCCTTGCCAGCCTCCTCCAGAAGACTCTCATACTTGCGGGTCTCATCGTCAGTGAGGGGCCGACTCTTGCCGCCCTCGCCACCGGTAGCAGCCGCCACCAGCACGCCTTCCGCCTCGGCCAGTTTGGCCGAACGCAATTCGCGGGCCTGATCAGCCAGCTTTTGCAGATCCATAGTGATCGTCTCCGTTTTGGCCGACGACCGCCAGAAAACAATTCAGGCGCGTCCCGTCGGCAAGTGTGAAAAACACCTGCAAACAGTCCACGCCTGCTACAGCACTTATGGATCTGTCTCACGAGCGATGCTGCCATACCATCAGGCTGGGCCACATCGCTCCGCAGAATCAAACTAGTCAAATCGTACAGATTGGCGAACTTGTGTCAATAGGTCTTGAGTCTGGCCAACTGGATTTTTCGCTGGGCCAGATCGAACGGCATTCCCAGCAACGCCTTGGCTTTGGCCAACGAACGCAATGCCATTTCCGTAGCCTGGTAGGCGGGGTACGTCACCGCGCTCACGTCGAACAGGTCGACGTTGTGAAGTTCGCGGATCTGCCGTTCGCCCTCTTGTCGCCAGATGTCCGATTTCGTCGTGAACCCGAAACTCATCTGGTCCATGTCGCCCCTGCGAATCTTCGGCACCAACGCTTGAACGTCGGGGTCTGTTGGATTCAAGTCCGCTTCCATCCTCAGCCCGCGTTGATCCTCCGCGAGTCGCAAGGTGCCGGACTTGGTACGGGCCAGCGGTGTCCCCTCGTGGTTGACCAACAGTCGCACATCGGCACCGCTCGCCAGCGTCCGCGTAAACGCCCCGGGCCGAATGATCTCAACGAATCCGCCGAGGTCTTGGGACAAGCTGTTGAAGACTGCCGCGTAACCCCGCAGCGTGATCTTCCCATCAGCCTCTGACCGAAGTTCGATCTCCGCACACGCTCTGTACTCTCGGTCGCTCATCGCACCACCTCCCGGGCAAATTCGGTCGCCCTCCGTGCATCCCATCGGGACACAACCGATTCAACGCTCTCCGCCAGCCGATCCGCCGACACCTCGCACGCCGTCAATAGGGCCTGTCGGGACTGCTCGACGTGACGGGCCACAATGTCCGCCGCATCCGCCTTGATTCCTGAATGAATCACATAGGCTTCGACAGTGGGGCGAATTGCTTGTTCAAGGGGCTGCGAGAAATCGCGGTAAAAATCGTCCAGCCACGTCAAAAACTCCTTGGGCTTTCCTGCTGCTCTAATTGCTGCTTGTCGCTCCTTGCCAAGCATTCTAGCCAGATCTTTTTCGAGAATCGCCCGCAATGCTCCGCGAAGTTGATCGTCTACCGGAACAGACTCAGGTTGGGCAATATTAGTTTGTCCGACGCTCGGGGTCGGGGTCGCCTGCATGGCCGTGGTGAGTGGGACCATGTTGCCATTGATCAGATAGGCATCGCCGTCTTCGGTGGGAATCGGATTCATTCCTTCGCGGTCCCTGATTTCGTTTGCGCTCATCCAGCCGTTCTGTCTGGCCACAGCGTAGGCATCATACCGGCTCTTTAGGTCCGCCAGCGATAGATCATCAAGGTCAAGCTCAGTGAAGTAGGTGGGTTTCTCGCTCGCGGAGAACAGCTTCCTATGCGCCTCCTGCTGCATGGCCACGGCAAGGGGGCGGATCGTGTAGGTCTTGTACTCGATCGATTGGTGTTCAATGTTCCCAAAGGTCGCCCGGCTCAGATCCCGCAGCAGATGGGGCGGGATGTTGAACCAGCGGGCCACCTCCGAAATCTGGAATTGCCGCTGTTCCAGCAACTGAGCGTCGACGGCTGACATCTGCATTGCCTGGAACTCCATGCCTTCCTGAAGAACGGCGATCCTCCCTGCCTTGTCGGCCCCCCGGTGCATCGCGTCCCACTCGTCGCGGATGTTCCGCCTCGCGTCGGTCGTCAGCTTGCCGGGATGCTTGAGGATGCCACCGGGTCTCGCTCCGTTGGCAAAGCTGCTGCCGCTGTACTGCTCCATGCCGAGGGTGAGGCCGAAGCTGTCGCGGGCTCGCTGAACCAGTCCCTTGCCGACGATTCCATCAGCCGCCATCAGGGGGACGTGATACACATCGACCGGATCGAGACGCACAGGATTCATCCCGTGTTCGTCGGTCACCTCGTAATAGATGCGCTTCGTGCTGTCCCGCTTCATGGCCACGCGGGCCGGGTGAATCCACCAGAGATAGACGGGTCGCCCGCCCCGGTTGCGTTCGATCTCGGCGATCATGTTCCCGTGCAAGTAGAAACTCGTCATCATGGCAATTCGCCACGAGAACGCCGTCATCTCACT